AGAAATGTAAATGTCAGAAAAATTAAAAGAACTTCACGAAAAACTTTGTGAAGTATTATTAGAAAAAATCAAATCACCTGATGTTACGGCCAGTGAATTGAACGTAGCTAGACAGCTTTTAAAAGATAATGGGATTGATGCTGTGCCTGTGGAAGGTTCTCCACTTCAATCTTTAATAGACGAATTACCTTTTAAAATAAATGACAGAAATATCAAACAAGCTAACTGATTTTAGAAATTTTTTATATCTAACTTGGAAGCATCTTAATCTTCCTGAACCAACTAAAATTCAGTACGACATTGCAAATTATATTGCTACTGGTTCGCAGCGAACTATTGTCAGTGCTTTTAGAGGAGTAGGTAAGAGTTGGATAACTTCTGCTTTTGTATTGTGGAAACTACTTTTAAATCCTCATCTAAATATATTAGTTGTCTCTGCATCTAAAAATAGAGCAGACGATTTCAGTACGTTTTGTCTACGTTTATTGTCAGAAATGCCAATATTAATGCACCTTTATCCAAAGGATAATCAAAGACAAAGTAAGATAAGTTTTGATGTAGCACCAGCAGGAGCTTCTCATCAACCTTCTGTTAAGAGTTTAGGAATTACAAGTCAGCTTACAGGTTCAAGAGCAGATATTATTGTAGCAGATGATATTGAGACTTCAGGAAATACGCAAACTCAATTTATGAGAGATAAACTTTCTGAAGCTATAAAAGAGTTTGAAGCTATAATTAAACCTGAAGATACTTCTAGAATTATATTTTTAGGAACACCACAGAACGAATTTAGTATTTATAATAAACTTCAAGAAAGAGGTTATAAGATAAGATACTGGTGTGCTAGATACCCAAATGAAACACAGTTTAAATCTTATGGTTCTAATCTAGCTCCAATTATTTCTAATACTTGGAACTCTGATATAGTTGGTAAAGCAACTGACCCATCAAGATTTGATGAACAAGATTTATTAGAAAGAGAAGCAAGTTATGGAAGACTTGGTTTTAATTTACAATTTCAATTAGACACAACTCTTTCTGACTTAAATAAATATCCATTGAAGTTATCAGACTTTGCAGTGATGACTTTAAACCAAGAGAAAGCTCCACAGAAAGTTATATGGGCTTCTTCTCCTGAATTAAAATATAATGATATTCCTTGTGTAGGTTTGCAAGGTGATGGTTTTTATAGACCAATGCAAGTTCAAGGTGATTGGATTGATTACACAGGTTGTGTGATGAGTATTGACCCAAGTGGAAAAGGAAAAGATGAAACTGCTTATGCAGTTACTAAATTTCTAAATGGTAATATTTATTTAATAGATGTTGGCGGATTTAATGCAGGTTATACAGAATATGTTTTAGATAAATTAACTCAAGTAGCAAAGAAGAATAAAGTTAATAAAATATTAATTGAAGATAACTTTGGTCAAGGAATGTTTGAAGCATTGCTTAAACCTTATTTAATAAAAGATTATCCTTGTACGACTGAATTAATTAGACAAACTACAAACAAGCACAGAAGAATTTTAGATACATTAGAACCTTTAATGTCTCAACATAGGATAATTGTAGATGTTAATGTTATTAGAAAAGATTATGAGACTACAAATGATTTGTATTCTCCTGAACAAGCATTGAAGTACCAATTATTCTACCAGATAAGTAGATTACAAGTTGGAGTGAACAATTTGACAGTAGATGATAGAATAGATGCCTTGCAGATGTCTTGTCATTACTGGTTGCAGCAATTAGCAAAAGACCAAGATTTAGCTTACAGTCAAAAGAAAGAAGAAGACTTTAGAATACAATTAGACAAATATTGGGGTAACAATTCAGGAAATGCTAGTTGGTTGAAATATTAAGTTTAATTAATATACAGGAAAATAAAGGATAAAGAGGGGTACAAAGGTATGTCCTGAGGGCAACTTGATAGCTCTCCGTGCTTTTAAATAAGACTTTTTTGCTATGGTTGTTCCTAAAGTGCAACCTATCAATTAAAAAACACACACCTTTAAAGACACTACAAGACCCTAAACTCATTAAATTCTATAGGTCTAAAATTGGACTATAGTACCTTCTATAAGAAGTTTCTGATTGAAGTATTGTTTTTAATTAATCTTAATTTTAAAATTATAAAATTACACTATAGTACAACTATAGAAGAACTATAGTACTACTATAGTTTCTTTACTAAATAACAATAATAATACTTCTTATAGTACAACTATAGTTCTACCAGAGTACATACCAACAGGAACTTACTGGAATTTACAGGAAGCTACTGGGAGCTTACTGGAACTAACTAACATAAAGTCAAAAATGAACGAACAAGTCATCTACTTAAAAGCATTAGTTAATAAACAACCAAAACTAACTAATACTGATGAGTTTAAGATTAAGGTAAAATCATTAGCAAAAGACATTTATACAGATGTAATACCTTCATCTTACGAGCAAGACTGTTCAGAAGGTAGGCAGTTCATACTTAATAACCTTAATAACTTTCTTGAGTATGCGGTGGACTATTCATTAGCTGATAAGTTTAATGAGCTATTGTTTTATCCTGAAAAATAATTTGGTAAAAAAATCTGACAAGCTCACGCATAGGCGGAAAAATAATTTTACCCCCTGTGCCATCAAAAATAAATAGGGGTACACCCTACCTCTATTGCATATTTGTTTGCAGTAAAACTGTAAATAAATAAACATTACCAACAAATAGCGGTAGTCTTACTGAATAGTGCTAGTGATTTTACTTGGATTTCTATTGTTATTACTTTTATTTTCTAATTTGAATTGAATTTTTTTTTATTTGCTCTTATGTGTTTCATTATCTGTTTTGATTGGTTGCACCTTTAGATAACAGAATAGAGGAACTGATATGACTGCTAGTACAAAGTATGAGAAGAAACCATTAATAGAACCACAGCTAATAATCTGTGAGGAAAAAGAACAGCTATTATCTTACAAAGAAGTAGTAGAATTAGTTGGTGGTTATGTTGAAACAGTTAAACTACGAACAGGTGATGTTCTATTGGTTAATGAAGATGGTTTAAGATTAAGATTACCAAAAAACAATAAAGCCACAGAAATACTTAAATATAATAACAATGTATTTGATGAGAATGGTAAAAGCATATTACCTTTAACTCTTTCATTTCATCATTTATCTTTGATGGGCAGAGGAACTGATAAGATAGTAGGTAATGCTGTATTAGTAAGAAAGAAGTTAGCTCATTTATGCTTTAGCGATGAGGAAAATACTGATGAGTAAAAGAAGAAAACCAAGCAGAAAATCTAGACACCGAAGTAAGCTAGGTAAAAGAATACAAGGTGCAATAAGAGAGAAATACTTTCAAGATACAATACTTAAAGAGTTTTTTGATAGAAACAAAATTAAACAAATATCTACAGATAAAGGCACAGGGGTTTTTACTGATAGTATTCTTGATGCTAACACTTCTTCTACGACTAAAGTTTTAGAGGTTAAGTTTAAAAATAAACTACAAGACATTGCTTCTCGTATTCAAAAAGCAGAACAAGATACAGGTTACCTTCAAAGGAATGTAGATTTTTTAATTAAAAGAGGACAAGTTAAAAGGCCATTAAGTATTCTTGGTAGAGGTGTAATAGTAACTAAAAAAATAAAAGACATAGTATATTTGCACAAGTTAAAACATAAATGCGATATTGCTTATATTCTTTTAGACAAATTTAGACAGTTAGACAAAGAAGGCAAACAACCAAACCAGTTTGAGTTAAAAGAATTTAATGTCCCATTTCGTTGGGAGTTAGGTAATTGGTGTCAGAAATTAAACGTGAGACCTGCTGAAGCAGTTAGATATATTGTTGAAGGAATGACTAAATCACAGGCCAGAAAGTTATTACATTGGACTGAAAGAAGTCAAGACGTTGAAGGTTTTGCAGACCCAGAAACAATAGCTATTATTGAATTAGTAGATGCTTACGATAATCAAATTAAACAAGAACCAAATTTATTATTAAAAACCTTTTATGAAACTACATATAAAACTTGGTTTAAAAAGTTTATGGATAAAGAAAAATAT